TATCCAAAATCTGACCCAGTTCGCCACCGCCAAGAAATACGTTTAACAACTTCTTTCGTGGATATACCACGATTTCAGTTACTATGCACCCCTTTGGCGTCGGCCACAACTGCATCGTGCCTTTGTATATGCCCTCAGCCACGTCAATAAAGTCGTGAGTGCCGCCTGAGTAGTCTAAGGCAGCTTCAATCCAAGGCTTGCATCTTTCTAGTTCGTTATCCATGTAACCTCGTAATTGACAAAGTTGACGCTGGAATTGCTGGGACTGGCGACGCTGCGGCTGTGTAATTTAAAAAGCCGCTGGTGCTGTCAAACATATAGTTGACCTCAAGATAATCGCCAGCAGCCACTGTAAAGATTTGGGTGCGAGACGTAACTAAGGTTGCGTTGTTCTGGTGCAGCGCAGTCGCCATGCCGCTGTTGGCTGCGTCAACTCCGTTTATGCTGGGCCAAAAGTAAAAGTGTACGGTGCTAGCAGAAGTTGATGACACTTGCGCTGAAAACGCCAAAACGTATTCCCCAGCTTCCTCGAATACAATGCGAGATGCAGGTGTTCCCTGCGTAATGCCAGAATTGCCCACCGGGGCGTCATAGGTTATTTTGTATGCAGTGTTGGCTAGGGCGGCGGTAACGTCGGCAGTCTTAATAAAGTTAGCGTGGCCATCTTCAAGCACAATCTGATGCCACGCGCCACTCTTAGACACGACAGGATATCCATTAACTGGGTCCCACAGCAAGACGCCATCCTCAGAAGCCGAAGAGTAAGTTTCCTTAAAGCCAAGCTGATCTAAAGCCCGGCCAAGGTAGCGCCGCATATTTTCGGCCCACTGGTTCATGTCCAGCGTAATGGGGGGAAGCATCCTACTCACCTACGACCACCCGCCACTGCGTCGAGCCGCATGATGCCAACGCGCCAATCCGACTCTGCGTTACCAGTTACGCGCATTCTAATTTGACGCCCGGTAAAGCGAAGGCTGGTCGGGTTGGCCATATTATACGGGCCATAATCACGCTCAGTGTCAGTTGGATAAAAGCGCGTCTTAAACGTGGCAGTTACATCACCTAATGTGTTTTCGTCGGGTATCATCCCCCGCACAGCCATTACGTTCTCGCCAACGCCGATTGCGATTGGCCCAGTTTCAGCAAATGGTGTTTGGGTTCCGTAGTTAAAGCCAATTTCCTGCTCATACAGAATACCGTCGGCAGCAATCCAGAACGGCTGGCGGAACACGCCACGGTCTACACCCGCAGTGCGGTCAATCGTGCCAGTAGTCCAAATGTTTTCAGCGTAGTCAAAGGCAACGTAGCTGTCGCATTCTATGCTGCTTGCGCTGGGATAAAACCACCAGATTTCGTTAAAGCGGCTGTTTACGACGGCATGAACTTTTGACCTTTGGTCATTGTTCATGTCGCTAAACACATAGTCGGAAACTTCACACGGCAAGTCTTTGACGGAGCCGCCAGCGTAGATAAAGAATGAACGCTGGCCCATCCAGACTACGCCCTCGTCAATTGACGCAGCAGCGTTGGCCGCGATTAAACCGCAAGATGTACCTACACGCTCAAAGCCATAAACAAATGGTGGGCCACTGTAAGTTGCGGTGTGGGCGTCTTGATCCGTTAAGATAAGAGACTGACCGCGTGTGCGAAGGCCCTTGAGGATAATGCCGTTGGTTTGAATTTCAATATCACCAGCTTCGTTAGTTGCCGCTGGTGTCCACAAGTTGTTATTTTCACGGTCAGACCATGCGACCTTGCGAGGGTTTCCGCCTGCGCCAAAGGCAAACACAAACCGCTCTTCTGACACCATCATGCCAGAGCAGTCTACCGGAGCATTAGATAATACTGCCGCTGGTGTCGCGCCGTTAAGCTGCCACTCGTAAATCTTGCCATCGTCTGCTGTTGTGGCCAGCAAGTATTCGCCCCAGTTTTCCAAGCTCCACGTCGTAGCTGGGGAAAGGTTGCCAGTGTCTTCTGACGGCAAACCATAAAGGCTGGTTCCGTAATTTCCGCCGCCGTAGCTGGTAAACGAAGTCGCGTCCACGCGGCCAGCCGTAAAGCCAGCAGGCGTAATGTCACTTACAACATTGCCAGACGTCATGGCGTACAACTTATTGTACGTTCCAAATGCTACGAACCGACTGCCGCTGTTGGTTTCCCAAGCAGCCATTGTGCGAGTAACGCCGTCTAGATCAACGCTTCCGCGCTGACGCCAGCCGCCGACGGGACGCAGAGCGCCTTCGTGCCAACGGATTAAATTAGCGTCGCGCCAACGACCTTGAGATTGGTACTCAGTGCCGTTGCGATACTGCCCCGCGGGTATGTTAAGAGGGATTAACGGCATGTGCCTTCTCCCCTTTTAAGGTTTCGTGGGCCAGTCGGCATCGTCTAGATTTGGAAAGTTTGCGTGGCTGGTAACATCGCGCAAAGCCTGACGATACGTTGTCATGGCTGCATCCATAGTCACATCTGTTAATGCAAAGTAGTCTGTCGCAGCCAGCAAGCCATCACGCTTAGTGCGATTGCTTTCGGCTACCTTGGCGTCAAGACCAGCCTGATAAGCTGTCTCATGTTCCGCCTTGGTGGTTGTTACGCCATCCTCGTCAGTCGTGTCAGCAAACATGTCTCTGGCAACGTACTTCTCGACCCAGTTGCCATTGGAATCCTGCACTACGCCATCACGGGCAGAGTTCTGATACTGTGTTGTCGTAGCCGCTGGTGAAGCCAAGACAGCCTCTAGGCTAAGACCAGCAAGTGTTGCAGTTTTCCATGTGCGAGGCAGCGAGACGTTGCTGTAGTGGCTACGCCATTGACCTTGGGTTTTGACTTCGCCTGTAGTTGTGTGTCGATATTCGCTCATTAGATTGATCCTTTCATATGAGTTTGATTATGCCACCGCATAGTAAATGTAGGTTGCACTAGATACGTTGATGTTCGTGGCTGCTACCTGATTAACAATGAAGCCACTGCTGTCTGGGTCAATACTATCGTCAGACGTTACTTCCGCTACATTTGTGTTAAGGCTCAAGTGTGGGTCATTGCCAGCGACAATACCACGAAGTGAGTCCCAGACATACCAATCGCCTGTGCTGTCAGTGCGCTTGATGAGGATGTATCTAGCACCTGTTGTGAAGCCAGCGTTAATTGTTTGGCTGGAGCCGTTCCCAGTGTAGGAGGAAACTTTACTTACACCATCTAGGCTTGCGAAGAGGTAGGATATACCCGTGTCCCCGCCACCTGTGTAATCACCTGTGTAATTACCTATAGTTAGTTGAGTAGCAGTTGGCGCAGTAGGCCAGACATTTGACTGAGCTGAGTCTTCTGCGGCTGTAGAATTAATGTAAAGAAAGCTATTCGTGTTAGTCAAATCTTTGTGGTAAACTTTCCAGCTTGAAGTCCCGCTTTTACGCTTTACCCACATCATTTCTGGGACAACGCCAAGATTGTGGTTTAAGGTTAAAGAAGATGAACCCGTCCCCGTGTAACAAACAACATCGCAGAAGGAAGGCGCACGTTTCCACATCCAAGATATGTATGTGGAGAATGTAGATGTCCCAGCATAAAAACCGTTATTGTAGTCGAACTGCTCAGATGAAGTAGCTGCTTCAGCAACGGTTGAATCGCACAGTAGATACTTGCCTTGGTTTAACCTTGTAGAGTTAATTTTGTTAAGCCCTGATCTTTTTGTATAAATTTGCATATCTACAGGAAAGCCTGACCTAAATCCCGGCTCCTTACCGTCACCCGTGCTTCCCATGGTGTCTATAGCAAACACCTCAGTCCCAGCCGTAGGTGGAGCAAGAGGGCCACGGCGGATTGCCATGTAGATTAGGTCTTTGTTGGGGCCAGTAACACCGTTCCACCCGGCTGCGGTAAACTTGAAACCCGTTGAGGTTACGTCAATGTAATCACCTGTCACTGTCTCCGCAGAACTAGCGTTTGCGAAAAGTAAAGCGTCATTTCCTCCTGTGACAATACCTCGCATAGTGTCATACATATACCAACCACCA